ATAAAAGGTCTCCGGATTCTCTTCTCGGAGCATCATCAGGTCTGTTCTTGTAAGAGGCCTATTCATGCCGCGGGCTTCTTGGGCTGGTCTTTGGTGGACAGGATGACTCTAATGAAGGAGAAGTCATTTTTTGCGGCTTCCTCTACGAGTTGTTGAATAGCAAGTGTAGGGGAAATGTTCTTTTGAGCAGCAAGAACTAGAAGGCCGGTCCTTGCTTTCTCGCTTAGTTCGAAAATGTCGGTTTCCATGGCGGGCGATTTTGTCATTGTCGTGGTTGGTTGATGATTTAAACGTAATAAAAATATGGCATCTTGACAAGAGAAATGTAATAATATCCTGAACTTTGTTCAAAACTCCTTGACAATGTGTAATAAAAATATTACACATTAGCCATGCAACGGAGCACAGATGAGGTCAAAACATGGCTAAAGGATCGAAAAATCAAATATTCTTGGCTGGCGGAACAATGTCGTGTGTCTGAAGGTTCCGTAAGAAATTGGTTTGCAAAAAAACGTATTCCTCCTGCCAAAATGGCAATCATTGAATTGCTCATGAAGGGAGAAAATGCGCGGAATCAACCACTTCAGGATTTGAAAAACATTCCTGATTTGGGAAAGCTCTTTGTCAACTTTACACCAGAACTTCAAGAGAAGATTGCTCAAGAAGCTCTCCAGCAAGGTATGACTCCGAATGCTTTTATCTCGAAGCTTGTTGAATGGTATGTCACTACGGACGAAGGTAAGGAGAAAGCTATGAAAGCTTTGTCTTCCAAGCAGGGAGTGTTGGAGACTGTATATCTGAACGATACCAGGGAATTGCCTTCTCGAATCGCTGAAGATACGGATGAATACGGAAAGCCTGCGAAGTAGGGCCGATGGATAGATTGGGTAAATCATTTTTATAATTTGGATTTTTATTGGATTGCGAAAACATTTTTTCTCTCATCTCTAGCAAAAGTCAATAAATATTTCTTGTGTACGAAAATACCCAAGAAAAACCTTGCTAAGATTTCGTGTATGCGAAAAATGCACGCATGGATGACCTCAAGGCCAAGATCAGAGTATTTTTGCGGGAAACGCGTATGACCCGGGAGGAACTGGCGGAGCGGTGCGCCGTCAAAAAGGGTATGATAGACAAGTGGCTGTCTACGGTCCCCATTCCTGCTGACAAACAACGGCTGCTGGATACTCTCATCGACAGCCATTACGCCAAAGTATACCGCGAAACAGATGTCCACATCAGGGTTTCCAACGAACGCTACAGGCTTATCCAGATTGAGGCGGAAAGGCGCGGGTTGACCACGGAGGAATGGCTTGATGCTACGCTGCATCTGCATACCGCCATGCCATACCGAGGACAGCAGGATGCTTCGGAGAAATCTGTTCCGTGATGGATTTGTTCGCATGGGGTCAATTTGCGCTTTTCGCATAGAGTGGTCAAGATGATTATGCGGAAGCGTCTAGTTATTGTCTGAATTACGTGTTGACAATTTGTAATAATCGCATAATATCAAGGCCATGAGGGTAACTAAAAATGAGATTAAAAACTGGATGAAGGAAAACAACCTTGAACGCGCATGGCTTGCAAAGGAGTGTGGCGTTAGTAAGGCAACGGTGGATACATGGCTGTCGTCAGATCGGGGGGTTCCCTCTAAGGCTCAATTGACTATTCAGACTCTTATTTTCAAAATCACCGGAAAGAAGGAGTACGGGCCTGAATTCCACCGTGAAGCTGAAATGGAGACAAAGTTCCGGCTACCCGTGGAAATAGACATGGCTACCCTGCACAAGGCCGAACAGGAAGCGTTCCGCCGTGGCATGAAACTCTCCGAGTATTGTTCTCTATCTGTAAAGTGGTGTGCCAACCAGCCCCAAATCAACCTTGGAGAGAAAGAGGAAAGCAGTCATCAGGGCTATTTCCGTACAGTAAATCCCGTGCCTGCTCAAGAGGCGGAGGTCATCGGTAATATTGCAGCAGGCAATTTGGAAGAAGGAGATACGATACCTTTTATGATCCGTACAGACAGGCCGCTCGGAAAAGGAGAATACGTGTTGCGGGTCAACGGGAAGTCCATGGAGCCTAAAATCATGGACGGTTCTCTTATCGTGGTGAAGAAATATACCGTTCCCCCCATTCCCAAAGTAGGAACAATTGTGGAGTACAATGACGAACGAGGCGTCACTCTCAAAAAACTGGGACGCCGTAAAAATCCGGAAACCGGCAAGCTGGAATATGTTCTCAAGCCGATCAATCCGGAGTACAAAGACATTGTACCAATGGATGGAGGACGTATATCGGGCATCTATGTAACAACTTTGACGAGTTGGATCAGAATATAACTGACTTTGCACCTTATTCGGTACATAACTGGCCGACATTTTAACGGAATAGTTATTTTAAGGCTTGCATATTCCGGAAGAGAAGTCATTATTTACTCACTCTACGTTAGGATACTTCGCCCCTTGGCCTTCGGGCCAGGGGGCTTTTTTATTGTCTTTCTCCATGAAAAGACATAGCTTTCTGGTATGACTATGGGAAAACTGTTTCTCTCTGCTATCTCTGTTGTCTGCCTCTCCGTGGCTTCCATTGGAGCTTGCCCGGTGGAAAGCACTCAGACCTCTGTAAAAGTAGAAGCCGCGCAAAAGAAATACTGGATCAGCTCAACCGGGAAGACGCATAACTCTTCCTGTCGGTACTATAACAACTGTAAAGGGTATTGGAGTGATACAGGAAGCGGTGATAACTGCAAGATTTGTGGAGGAACCAGCAAATAATATTGAAACACTATGAAGATTCTATATGTGATATTTGTGGTGTGGGTATTTATTTCGGGAGTCTCATTTGCTCGAACCGAATGTTCTGTAAAGAGTGATAAAATATTAAATATACATTGTTTGAATGAATGTGATTTTAAAATACACTTGTATGTCTCAAGTGATGAATGGTGTAACTTGGTGGTTTTTATACATCCAAAAGATAAAAGTAAAAAAAATATCTACCCTAGATTTGTTGTACAATATTTTTCAAACAAAGATGCAATTAATATAGCAAAAAGTTTAGAAAAATGTACAAAATGGGCCGACATAGTGGAAGATAGTGAATTAGAAACAAATAAATTTGTTGCCTCTTACTATGCTCCATTAGAAAAAAATCCAAGAAAGTATTCGTTTGATATTTATTTTATATCCATGTTGAATGAATCTATGATAGATGTGCTTGGAAAAACAAGTTCTCATGTTCAGTTGTTTTTTAATGATCCAGGGACAGGCAAATTTTCAATTAGAATGTCAATTGAAGATGCAAAAGAGCTTGCGTCTATGTTTAGGGTAGTTCCAAATTTGGAGAAACAAGCAAAAGAAAAAGTTGTTAAAGCAGAGACTATTCTTAAGTAGTCGCACTTTTCTTTTAGATATTTTGATCCCACCCTCTCCAGCCTTCCAGAGAGGGTGTCTTTTTACCCTCACTCCGCCAAGCTAAACCCCGGCTTGGACAAATTCGCCACCCCTGCTACGGACAGCAGCCACGACGCCACGGAATCAACCGCCTTGCTGCGGCTCCCGGCGCCAGCCCCGGCCACGTAGGCCGCCGCCTTGGCGTCCAGCAAAATCAGTTCCGCCCAATCGGCAAATGTCATTTCCTTCTCTCCCGTGACGGCCTTCCACGTATTCTTGGCTGCCCGGTGAATCGCGGAATAATCAATCACTCCGGACGCGGTGCCCACGTAAATGCGCTGGCCCGTCGCCTGCTTGTAGCCAAACTCCACTGCCGCGCCCAGCATCGGCACCCCGCCGATCATGGCAACAGGAGCCCCCAGCATGGCGCCGAACCATCCGCCGTTCTTCTCCCACTCGTCCTCGTCATCCAGCAGGGCATGCCACAGGGCAATCACCGACTGTTCAGCCACGGACATCACGCTGTACAGGGCAAGAGCCCGCCCCCAATTCCCGGCGCTCACATGGGACACGATCATTCCGACCTTATTCAGCACCTCGGAGCTCATGAAACAGGCCATCTTCGCAAACAGGCTAGTGGAAGTCCCCAGCATGCTCTTCTGGCTCTGCGTCAGCGGCTGGGCCACCAGCTCCAGCGCCCTGGTCACGCTCTGCATGCACAGGGCGTGCATCTCATCCTCCGTCATCGGGGCGCCGGTCCTTCTGCCGGCCTCCTCCAGTTCGGCCCACTTCGCATTATACAGGGCAGTCATGGATACGGCATTGCTCCACACGTCCATCTTCTCAATAGCCCTCATGCCGGCCATGGAAAACCGAATCGCCCCGTTGTAATGCTGATCGGAAGCATACCCCATCAACTGGCTCACCATCTGCGCCTGCGCGTCATTGGTTCTCGCCCGGAAAGAATCCGTCTTCATCATCTCAAACACCCCCATGCGTCCGCTCATGGACATCGTCTGCCCCAGGTGCAGCAGAAAACTCCCCATGCCCACCTCCCCGGCAAACATCCCGTGCATCAGGCCGCTGGTCTGCTTGAGCATCGTCAGCACGTTCCAGGACAACAGGGCCACTGCCTTGGCGCTCTGGAAGCGGCTCGTCGCCTGGGCCCCGGCCAGCAGGGCGCCCCCCTCCATCACTCCGGCCCCGTCGATCACGTCCAGCCAGTGCCGCAGCGAATCGATCCCGTGGCGCCCCATATGCTCCTTCAGGGACGCTGCCGCCTCCTTGTCCGCCAGGATGCCCCGCCAGCGGGAAGTAATATCTGCCGTGCAAATATAATTCTCCACCTCGGCGCTCGCCGCCTGGAACACGGCTTCGCAATCCATATTCCACGCCAGGTGCAGATTGTGCTTCCGCCGGGGAATCAGCATCCCATACTTCGCTCCGCCGGCCACGGCATTCGTCTGCTCCCCGAAGGACGCCTTCGTATCAAGCTTGTGGTCCGCCCGGAACACGGCCCGGAAATAATTCTCCACCGCGGGGAAGGGAACCCCCTCCCGCTCCTCGTACACGCGGGCCAGCAGTTTTCCCTGCCGGTTCATCATCTCCCGCAATCCGTAGCCGAACGCCAGCCCTTCGGCGCCCACAAACTGGCGCAGGCGGGCCACCTCCGCTTCTCCAATGCCTTCATTCCGCATCGTCTCCACGTACTCGGCCTGCTCGTAAAGCAAAATGGCATACATCGCCTGGGCGCGGGAAACCTTCAACGTCTCTCCCTTCTTGCCCTGGCGCACCACATCCGCCTTCGCCGTAATATTCTTCCGCCTCCTGGCCCGTCCGTCTCCGGCCTTCACCAGTTCATCCAACTCGGCAAGCTGCCGGCGCATCTCCGGAATAAGAGCTTCCGGTACGGACGCCTTGTCATCGGAAAGCCCCCGGTCATTGTACTCCTTCTTGATCGCCTTGCGCCGCTCCTCCCTCTCCTCAAAAGACAGGCTTACCCACTCGCGGGCCTCGGCAATCTTCACCGTGCGTTCCACCTTCACCAGCGGATTCAGCGCCACGCCGGAATCCCCGGTCTTCTTGAAATCGGACAGAGCTTTTGCCACATCCCTGGTGCGCTGCACGCCAAAACACCGCTTAACCAGAGCTGTCACCTCCCGGTCCCGCGCATGCTTCATATTCCTCAACGCCACATTCGCCTCGGCAATCGCAGTAACCTCGCCATGAGCCAGATCGCGCAGGGCGGGAATCCTCTTCCATCCATTCAACATCTGGGAATAGGACTGCAAGCCGTACTTGAGATACTTGGCCACCTTCGTTTTCGTGGACGCCTTCGCATCCTCCTCCGCGTTGCGTCCTCCCTGGGGCGTGGCCTGTCCAAGCCCCTCCACAATCTTCTCGGCCTTGAACTTAGTCCGGCGCCTCTCCTCGTCCAGCCTGGCAGACCAGGCCGTCCGTCCTGTCGTGATAAACAGGGCAAGGGCACGCACACAGGCGCGCGTCTGCTCCAGCCCCATACCGGACAAATGTCCGAACGTATGCCAATCCTTCAGCTCCAGCTCGGCGGCATCCCGCTCCTCGTCGGTGGACTGGTTGCTGGAAAGCACGCCCTCCAGTTCCAGCATCCGCTTCTCTTTCGCCTCCAGGTCCGTATTCATCATAGAAACCATCCCGTGCAAATGCCTGTAATCCTCCGCACTCAACTTTCCCTTATTGAACTTCCCGCTCGCCTTCTTCGTCGGCTGCACAGCCTTGATGCGGGCAACCATCTCCGCCCGCAGCTGGTCGATGGCATATCGGTCCGCCTGTTCCAGCGTGCGGGCCAGCAGCTTGTCGATCACGGCATCCATGCGCTCGCTGGTATCGTCCATCAGCGTCTCCTTCTTCAGCTCTTCGGAAAGCCATGCCTGGCCGTCCTCCAGACGGGTGGCGAGATTCTCGGCGGCTCTCATGTAGGGATAAAGACCGAACCTGTATCCCTGCGGCAGCGTCTTGTAAATAGACGCCACCACAGCCATGACGCGCCCGAACGCCTCTGCTCCGTCCCCCTGCTTCAAATCGTTGGCCGCGCAAACCCGGCGCCATGTTTCCAGTGCCTTTGCCGTCTGGTTGCGCAGGACATTCAGACGGTTCTTTTGTGCTTCCTGTTCCAGCGTCACCCAGATACTTTCTCTTGTAGCAAGGGAAAAACTCGCCGTCGGGTCCATGTTCTGTGGTTCCCTCCCTGCTTTTCGGACAAGATCATCTACTTCCACTTTGGAAAGTATGCGCCTCACCTTCATGGCTCCTGTAATAATCCACGGGTCGGTCTGCGGATTCGGGTTGGTGCGGTATCGGTAGAAACCGTCCTTCGGAATACGGGGGAGCCCCGCCAAAGAGTGTTGGAACTTCCCAGACGGATTGATACCATGGCTCATGGCCTCCTGCTGGTAATCGTGATCCGCTGCATACTCCACTTCCGCCCAAACAAAATCAGCGGGGAACAAATCTCTCTCCCCCGTCTGTGGGTTCCGGCGGTTAAATTGCAGCGCATAGGGAATCTCCCCAAGATGCCAGCCCGGCCTATAGGCAAGAGTGCCGCTTCCTCCCTGTGTGCCTTTTCCCCCAGCCTTCACACGGGGTCGTCCCGTCTTGCTTACACCGGCGCGCACTCCCTCGTCGGCGTCCAACCAGACACCGACAGGCGTATCCTTTCCATCTGGATTGGCGACCATTGGAGGATAGAGTTTCCCATCCTTACCCCGATAAAAAACCTTATACCCAATTCCTGTATTCTTAGGCGGTTCTTCGGTTCGAATGGAAAACGTAATATCCGGGTTTTCTCCGTCAAACGTACCTCGGTTATCCGTGGCAGACTTGATTTGTGTAGAATCGAAAGCGATTAAAATGACACTACCCGGCACACTGCCTCTGATGCCGTCATTTTCCGCATCCAACATCAAATCGTTAGGAGCGGGATTCCTGATATTAAGGAAACATTCGAGGATATTTCTTCCATAACTCTGTGCCGTATAGTAATCCGCGGCAAAATAAAACCCGTCTCCGTAAAGATTCTTTCCCTTGTTTTTCTTGGCGCCGCCTGAACGCATCATGCTTTTCTCAAACACCGTAAAGCCTTGATGCCGCGTCCCGTGATACACCACCCTCGGTTCCCCGTTCTCGTCCACCACCTTGGAAGCATGCTCCGGGTCATGCTCCCAATCCCCAAACCAACGCTTAAACGCCTCCGTGCGCACGGAAAGCCACTGATCCTCCGTCAGGTTCGTATCCTCCCCGTTGGGAGCCTTCAGGAACGTACCCGCAGCCACAGCTTCCTGCCTGATTGCCTCTTCTTCCGGAGATAGGGAAAACGTTGCCGGAACAATGGCGCCGTCGTCAAACCGGCATTCCACTTCATTCACGTTGACAACACGCGCCCCTTGTGGTAAGGAAAAACCATCTCCCCCGCCAGCGGATTGGGACGGCAGAGCGGCCTTGCTTGCCGATCCTGGACCTAGGCGCGCGGTGCCGCTATTCGCGTTTGCAGGTTGTCGCTCTGCAAGGGGGAGCTTCTTTCCCATCGGCTTCTTGCCCTGCCGCACCGGATAAGCTGAAACAATGGAATAAAACCCGTCTTGACGGTCCAGTTGCAGCAGCATCCATGAAGAAGGCTGCCTTCCCTTGACCAGCAGCTCACGCCCGGGCGCCACCTCGTAAAGCTCGCTCACATTCGCCAGAATGGAACTGATATAGCGTTCCGGGGAACGGTCCTTCCAGAAGGAAAACCCGCGGGAAGCCAGAATATGCGTCAGGCCGTAGCCGCGATGCTCCCCGACATCGGAACCCACCAGCAGCCGCACCGGCATGGAGGGCTGCCCCTTGCGGCGAGGAATCACAAACCAATCAGGGCTTCCGTCTTCCCGGGTGACGAACGTCTCCGGCTCCAGGACAGTTCCGGAGCTATCCATGGCGACCACGGAAAAAGTCGCCCCGGAAACGGGCACATGCTCGAACGGATTCACCTCGCTCGTACCGTCCCAGGCAAGGGCGCGGTCATGAAGGCGCAGCGCCGGGTCATGGGACTGCCACGCCCCCTTGGCCGCTTCCAAATCATGGATGGCCGCATTCAGATCGGCGTCCGTCTCCAGGCGGATGCCCATCTTGCCCGCCAAATCCTTGCGCCGGCTGATGCCCCTGGACTTCTTCAGGAGGGACAGGCGTTCGGCAATCAGGGCAATCCCCCTGGCCGTAAAGCGGGCCACCTTTTCACAATCTTCCTGCCAGGACGTATCATTGCCGAATAAATCAAATGCCTCACCTTCCCGGGATTTCTCCGCAGCCACCCGGTCGGCCTCCTTCACATAGGCTGCCACGTAATCCCACGGCTTCCCCTTCTCGCGCAGCTGCAGGGCAAGCATCTGCCCCGCCTCCGTTCCAGACAGCCGGCAGATACGGTGCGCCTCATGATCCGTAATCACCCCGTTCTTCAGGCGGGTAAACACCTCATCCCCAGCCAGGGTGGCAATATCCCAGCCCATCACATTGGCGGACCCGGGGCGCAAATACCCCTGGGCCTCCATCTCGTCCCGGCCCATATTGGAATTCCTGACAAAAAAGGCCACCTCCAGCGCGGACGCCTGGCCGTCCAGCATATTCTGCCCGACGTCGTGCATCTTCGCCCAGGTGGCGTCATGCGCCTCGTCTTCCTGATACACGTAGGCCGGAATAAACTCCACCCCGTCGCGCACGGCCAGATCGAACCGGTGCCGTCCGGTAATCACATGCAGGGCTCCATCCCTGCGCCGCCACACGGAAACGGGCTGGGCATCTTCCCGGAACCTTCCCTGGAGCTCGCGCCCCTTCACGGCCCCGCGTTCATTATGATCCCCCTGCTTGAACTGCTCCACGTCCGGAGCCAGGGCCAAGGCATCCACTCGCACCTGGGCAAACACACAGTCCGGAGCCACCCGCACAAACGCATGGTCCCGGAACTCCGCGCCGGTCTCCTCGTCGTGTTCGGCCTCTTCTCCCACCCCTTCCAGGGCGCCGCCGGCATCCTCCACCAGCGGAGCGGGGAAAGCCGGATTTCCGGCAACGGGGGGCGCTCCTTCCTCATCCTCCGCAGTCTCTTCCACATCCTCCGCGGCGTCCATCTGCGCCATCGTCTCTTCCAGCGCCTCCAGTTCCCCCAGTGTCAGTGTGGCATCCCCCGGAACCCTCCCGGAAACAAGGTCCGCGTGAACCATCTCCACATCCATCTTCTGGGCGGCATCCATCCGCGCCTGGCGGAAAACGTTCTCCGTACTCACGCCCACGGCTTGCAGCGCCTCTGCCAAGCCGCCGTGCTCCTTCATGAATTGCCTTCCCTCTTCCGTGGCGGCAAACTCGTTCCATTGCTCGCCCATGCGCATGATGCGGGCGGAATCCTCCAGATTCTTCAGGGCGAACTCCGCGGTATCCTTCACCCACTGGGGCACGGGCAGATTCTCAATATCCGCCAGGGAGGAAGACAGGGACAAATTGGAAAAGCTCTCCACCACGTCCCCGGCATCATGCGCCGGCCCTTCATACGTTCCCAGACTCACGCCATACCGGCCCAGCACGGCATCCGCCGCCTGCAAATGCTCCCACAAATCCTGCCAATCCTTCCCGGTCAGATTCATGTAATGGACCAGGGCGGATTCCTGCACATCCTCCATCACGTTGGCCGTCCGGGCGTGGCCCCCCGCGTAAAGCAGCAGAGAACTTCCCGGGTCGGCTGCCATCGTGAACCGGTGGGCGGCGCTGGCCGCCGCCGTGCCGCTCCTGATCTCTTCGGCCCGCCTCCTCGTGATCTCTCCAGACCGCACCGCCTGATCAAGACGCCTCTCGAAAGACGCCGCCAAATCGGCAATGGAACCAAGCTGCACCTTCTCCATCACCTCGGCATCCGTCCTCCTTCGGGCTTCCTGGACGGACACGCCCTCTTCCCGGACAATCGCGTCAATCCGCGCCTGGGCGCGGGCGGCCACATCCATGAACCCGGGAACGGTCATCCCGCCGGTTTCGGCGGCTGCCTTCCGGTACTCCGCCGGCGCCTCCTCGGACAGCATGTCCAGCGTTTCAATGAAATCCATCTTCCCGGCTTCCGAAACGGCGGCATTCCCAAGCATGGCATCCTGCATCAAGCGAACCCCATTCAGATAGGCTCCTTGCAGCACTACTTGAACCAGGGCGCCCGTCTGCTCCTCGCTCATCTCCACGGTCCTGTCTTCCTCCATCTGCACGCCGTTTACTTCGGCGCCTTCCCGCAGGCTCACTTCGTACCTGTCTGTTCCTTCCAATTTGCGGATGCTGCCGATATTGGCCTTCTCCAGCACCCTATCCAGGGCGCCGGACATCTGGTACAGCCGGGCTTCCTGCCGTTCCGCCAGCTCGGCGCCGGCCCTCCGCGCCCGTTCGGCGGCTCCTTCGGGGTCCTTTAAAACATCAGACTCGAAATAACGCTGGGCCAGGGCGGCCTTGTGCTCCATGGTTGAAAAGGACGCCATTTCCTCGGCGTGCTTCTTCGTATAACCGGCCAGCTGGGCCCGCTGGGCATCCATCACGAACGCCGCCACCTCCTGTTTCAGCCTGGGGGCGTGGCCGGCGGCCATGGCCGCCACGAACAAGGCGCACCCGCCGGACTGCTCCACATCCCCCATCGCCTGCAACACGGGCCCCACCACCTCGAAATCCTTCGGCTTCACCTCCGCGCCCACCAGGCCGGAAAGCTTGCGGGCCGTCCACTCGAACACCTCCCCGGCCAGAGGTTCCGCGCCCATCTCTTCCACGTAGGCAAACGCCGGGGCGGAAAGCATCTTGCCGGTTCTTGTCCCTGCAAAAAACGTGCGTCCCGGCACCTTCGCGGCCAGCCTCGCCAGAGCGCCGGTTCCTGTTTTGGTCAGCAGCTTGTTGATGGCCCCCATGCGCCCGAACACGGAAAACACCCCGAACCCTTTTTCCTCCACCGTGTTTCGCAGGCCGTTGATCGTCACGTCCACCAGGGAATCCCCGTTGCGGGCGGCAGCGTTGCCTGCGTGCCCCATATCCCCGGCCAGGGCCAGGGCCCAGCCTCCGGGAGCCATGTAGGAAAGGCTTTGTCCGGTAATATTTCCGGCTCCGTTAATCGCCTTGACGTACCAGGACGCATCGGGACTCGTGCCGCGCATCCGCTGGCCGAACTCGTGCATGACATCCTGCATCGTGTTCAGTGCCCCGCGCCTTTGCTCGTAACGGTCGTAGAGCTGCCTTTGTCCGTCAAACGTCCCCTTCATGCCCAGCGCGGACGCCACCGTCCCAGAATACAGGTTTTCCACGCCCTCCATCCCCGGCACATCACGCACGGCCTGAATCGTCTTGATGCCCAGGCTTTCGGCGCCGCGCACCGTGTCGGCAAAACTCCCGTACAAATTGCGCCAGAAAGCTGTGCTATCCGTCTGGCTCTCCTGAACCTTCCGGTCAACCGCGGTCATCAGCAGCCTCAACGCCTGCTGGTCCAGCACCTCGTTCCCGTTGACATTCACCGTGAGCAGATCGGCCATGTCCAGCGCGTCGGAACGCCAGACATCCTCAAATCCTCGTCTCTCGGCAAAAGCATACGCCCGGCGCGCCCTCATGATAGAATCGGCGGCCTCCTGCGGCCTCTCGGCATACTTCAGCAAATCAGCAGGGCACGCATCCCAGTTGCCTTCCTTCCCCGCAACGCAATCCACCATCCGGCGGGAAATCTCTTCCTGTTCCTGCCGTATCAACCTCAGATTTTCATTATAGGCATCCAGGTCCTTCTGATGCCTCCCCTGAAAATCCTTCCATATTTGGTCTGCTGTGACAACACCTGTCCCCCACAAATTGTTGGCGTTCTTGTAAATTTGATGCCCTATATCTCTATCGCCGTCACCGATAGTCTCCATTAGACGATTCCCAAGCATATAGGCTCGGTCATGTTCATTTGCCAAATCCAGGCGGTTCAGAGTGTCTTGGCCCCAGAGCTCTGTGGCTTTCTTTCTACCCTCTTCATCCATGGCCCCGGCCCGCAGTACATCCATCAGCCGTGCTTGCTTCTCCCTCCTGCGTTTCTCTTCACGCTCCGCCATGCCGTACATCATCGTAGCCCCCTGTTCGTACAGGGCTTCCAGCTCCGTTAACTGTGGGCGGAATTCCGTTTCGGGCGCATCTACTGGAGCTGGAAATATGGAAGGAGTAGTTTCCATCACGTCGCTTCCACTCAAAAGGTTGTTGTCTGGTTCCTGATGAAGAGCGGTCGCGGTTTCAATGGCTGCCTCCGGAGTTTCAAGCATCTGCACAGTGGCGTCAGTATTAGTTTCCGCAAAAGACGAATAGTCCATAAAATATTAAATGTTAGTATTGTAAATTATTGAAGGGGAGGAAGAAGTGAATTGGTCGTACCTGCATCATTGGTGTAGACGGAAGAAACGGGGGTAGCCGTCTCCGCTGGAAGAAGTCCGTAATCATCAGGGGGCGCTCCGTCGCCATATCCCAGATACTCTCTCTTGAAAAACTCCTTCATTTCAGGACTTGCGGGGGAGATCGTCACATTCACATCCATCTTGGAGGAAAACGTCATCCGCAGCTTACTGGCACCGGATAAGGTCAACTGCGGGGAACTCTCCTTGGTGTAACCCACCACAGGCAGCGGCTTCCCGCGGCGGGAAGAAGAGGAAGAGGGAACTAGGGCGGCCAGACCGGAAAGATCATCTCCAAATCGCCCTCTCATGCTTTCAGGAAGGAGAATACCGGCGGGGGCATTTGTATTCACAGTATCCACGGAAACCGTGGCGGGGAATGTAACAGGCTTCCGCAACACCTCCTTTTGCTGTAGAGCCTGTTTCTCAGCTTCAGCCAACTTCTTGGGGCCTGCGCTAAATCGCTCTTTGTTCCAGTCCCTCCATTTTTCGCTGACATTTTGCTGGTATTCATTCAGCAATCGCCCGCGGCTTGGAACAACCAAATCATTGCGACCAGTAGTCTCTCTTAAAATAGTCTGAAGCATGTCCTCCTGCAAAACATAGGAAGGCTCCTTCCCGCTTCCTTGCTTCTCTCCCTCATACCAAGCCTCAAACCGTTCACGCACGGCAATCTCGGTCTTGGCGGCAAGATTCTTTTGCAGGTTCTCAATCTTCTCTTTCTTGTACTTTTTGGTCCACGTGTCTTCACTGTCCTTCGGCATGTCGGACCCTTTGGCGGAATCAGCATAAAGTTGATAGGCACTCTTCGCCTCGGCGTCAAGGGTGCCAATGGCGTTATTGTAATCCGCCTGACGGAACAATGGAGCTCCCTCCATCTCCTTCATGCGCTCGGAAACCTTCAACATCGGATATTCCTCCTTGCGCTTGGCAAGCTTATCCATGCGGTTAAGCACATCCTGCTTGAACTCGCTGGATTTCCCGTACTTCTTGCAGAGGCGAATTACATCTTCCTTTTTTGATGCAAAGGCTGCGCCTTCCTCGCCGGCTTGAACCATATCTGCCACCCTGTAAATGAAGGAATCAATTTGAGGAGAACAGGCTTCAAAATTGCCATCCCTGGAAAGAACATCCAAAAACCCAACCTCATCGGTGTACATGGGACCCGACATCATCACATCAACAGCATTCTGTTTGGTGCTCTGCGACTTTGGCTTGGAAGCCATCTGCTCAATCAACTCCGTCAGCCTGCTGTCGTCCTGGCGCCGCAAAGACCGCATCATCTCATCCTGCTCGGCGGCGGAAAAAAGGCCGTCCAACTCCCCGCGGTTGATCTTTTCAGCGGCAAGGTCCGGATTGGTTGCGGATAGATTACCAAAGTCCTGAAGGGTTTCCTTCTTCTTTCCCCTCAACAATCGAAGTTCCCCTTCATTGGGAGAAATTGCTCCGGACTCCACGGCTCCCATGACGGAAGACTCATATCCTCCCCAATCCCCCTTTTCCTCGGCCAGCTTCAAGCTCGTCTCAAAAGTCTGCCTGGCTACGCCCAGCTGATGCTTGGCCGCCAGCCCCCAATAACGCTCCGGCAGACTCGCTTTCACGGAATCCCTGGTGGCTCCGGCCTTCAAAGCATTCTCCGGGTGGAAGAAGCTCCCTCCCAGCCCTTCAATCTTCTGTCCGAACTTGTAAGCCAGATCATCCAGACGTCCCTTGATAATGGAACCATCCTTATCAAAAACACTATCCTTGGTCCCTGGAGCGTAGGAAAGCAACTTGGAAAACTCGGCGTCGGACTCGTCCCGTATGCGGCGTAGCTCTACCTCCTGCCGTTGCATCTCCCCGAAATCAGAAATCCTGGAAAACGCTTCAGCGCTCCCCTGAAGACCCTCTTCGGCTTTGTGAATGGCACCCCCCAGCATCTGCCCCTGGTCTCCATTGGCGGCTCGTGCCGCCGTGGCGGGGTTTGCCTTGGCCGCCTGCAGGGACGGCCCTCCGTATAAAGGAATCTCTTTCATCGTTTCGTGTTATTGGTAAGTTGTTCAATGGGAAAAACATGCACCTGCGGACCGCGCAAAAAACGCTGCCAGGCCACATGCGTAAAACCTCTACTGGCAAACTGCCGAGCCAGGCGGGCCAGTTCCCGCGGCTTCCCGGCGGCCCACCATACAAACAGGCACCCTTCCGGAAGCGGGGGCACCTCTTCGGGAGGGAAACTCAACTCGCCCAGCTGGTCGGCAGGCAGGGCCAGGCACACTTCATCCGGGGAAACAAATGCCAGCCCCAGGGAAGCGCAATCTTTCACGTCCGTCCACAAATCCCGGCCCACCTCCGCATAAGCGGTCACGGTCGCATCAAACGCATTCATAATCCCATGCTCCGGTAAGGATTCCACTTCTGTGTATAGTTATAAAAACTGAAATCACTCTTGGCCGGACTGGCCGCCCAAGACCCCAGCTCCATCATGCCCAGGCGCGGGTCTGCCGTGGAACCGGGAAACACGCTGCCGGCCAGCCCTCCCAGGTTGAACCCGGCAAAAGCCCCCTGTGCGGCTGTCGTGGAACCAAACGCCCCCAGCCCGGCGCCAATGCCTCCGGCCAGCGCGCCCACCGCCTGAATCCCCGTGGAAACCAGGGCTCCATTCGCCGCGGACCTGTAAGCCGCCGCCTGGTTCTGCGCGCTCACTAACGTGGCGTCTCCCTCCCAGCGCTGCATGGCCGCCTCATGGCGCTTGTTCTGGTCATTGATAGCCGCCCCCAGGGACATATCGGAAATCTGCTTCTCCAAAATCTCTGCGGTCGTAAGCTCCGCCTGCAGCCCGCTTCCCTCCGTCGTCAGGCCGGACGCCCCGCGAGAGGCGCGCACGGATGCCGTGGCGGCCGTCTGGTTGCGCCTGGCCGTAGCCATATTCTCGGCGGCCAGTCTCAGGGCGGAAGCGGACTCCGCCTCCGTATTGGCTGCGTTCACGTAAGCGGCATCCCTCGCCGCACGTCCCTGCGCCAGGGCGCTCTTCGCGTTGCCCTTATTCGTCGCGTATGAACCAATGCTTCCCATAACCCTATAAAATGGAACGTTTTAAAATATCCTTCAGGGGATGCTGGTCATTGCTTCCCCGCTGGCTCACGTCGTGGTGCAGGGCGTCGGCAATGTAGCGCCTGTACAAATCCAGGAACACGCCCACATTCTGCGGCTTGCCCGTCACCGTCGTAGCCATCTTGGCGGCCAGCAGGCACTTCACCGCCTCCACAAACAAGGGGGCATTATCCGGCAGCATCTCCGCCAGGGCCAGATCGTTGGAAAGAAACCGCACCTGCAGGCGGGAGGGGCATTCCTCGCAAACCACCGTGCGGCCAGCCATGCGCCAATGCCTAGCCTCCACATTCAGCAGCTTCAAGCAATCCTCCGGCAGGGGGAACCGTCCGTTTCCCTCCGGGCACTCCAGCACGGACTCCTTTGTGGCAAACGACCACGGCCCGTAAGACACCGCCTCCAGCATCACGGAGGGAAACCACAAATCGCACGTCCTGGCCGCGGGGGAATCAAGCACATACTCCTGTTCCCCCAGCAGGGAAAGGCACTGTGAAAAAAACGTCAGCTTGTCCATCCCTCAAAAATCGCATGAGGGCGCACTTCGTTCAAGTTGCCGAGTGTCACTACTTTTTGCCGGAGGTGATTTACAGGCATCTCATGCGCGCGTCATACACCCGAGTAGAATAGTTGACAAAAACTAATTGGTATGTATAAATAAATGTGCGTCCGGGAAGAGTCGGTTCGACTCGCCGCCTGCTTAGGCAGGCCACCCTGGTCGCTTTTTTTTTGTAAAATTACAGTCCTTAAAAAATCTCTCAGAACAATGTTCCTCTTTTACGTTGATGAATCCGGAACACCGGAAATACCGGGAGTTTCCGATCATTTTGTATTGGCTGCCATCGGCATTCCGGTGGATAAATGGACAAAATGTGATAAGCAAATCAATCAACTAAAGACCAGTTACAGCCTTTCGGAAGCTGAGATCCATGTCGGGTGGATGGTTCGCCACTACCAGGAGCAGGAGGAAATAGCGGATTTTGAGAAAATGACACCGGCAGAAAGAAGAGAAGCTGTCACAGTTATGCGTGAAAAAATCATTCAAAAACGCAAATCTGAAGGAAAGGACTACAAGCAATATAAAAAGAACTATTCTCAAACGGAATCCTATATACACCTTACTTACTATGAGCGACAGAGGTTTCTTCAGGAATTATCCTGCATGGTTGGGAAATGGTCGTCTGCCAGAATATTTGCTGAAATAATTGATAAAAACGAATACACTCCGAGAAAGCCCGCCCTGACTCCTAAAACACAGTCATTTGAGCAAATAGTTATTCGTATAGAAAAATACCTGAAAAGCATCTCAAACAGGGACGACGGAAGGGGTAAACGTCGTGGACTCATTATCCATGACAACAACCCAAGTGTGGCTCAGCAACACACGAAAAACATGAATTCCTACCATAAAAAAGGAACCTTCCTGGCAGGAGTTCATCATATCATAGAAACACCTCTCTTTGTCGACAGCACCCTGACAGGTATGGTGCAAATCGCTGACTTGTGTGCTTATGCGTTAAAACGATACGCAGAAACTGGAGAAGACGCTCTTCTAAAGCCTTTATTATCCAGAATAGATCGTGTTGGTTCGGATTTGGTTGGAGTAAGGCACTACACGAGCAGAAAATACTGTAAATGCTTCTTTTGTAAACCAGAGCGATTGCCTAAAAGCGTATTTCGAACCAGAAAGAAGTAACCCTTCTCTCAATAAAGCATTCCCCTCAGAGCATCAGGGCGTTTATGCGGCCTCCTCACCTTCTCCGCCACCCCGGCATGTCCGGAAACCATCCCGTGGCTCACCGCTTCGGCAAACGTCCTGGCTGCATCCGCGCCGTGGGAGCAGGCGTCATGCAACGGCATCTCCCTCACGCACCCGTTGGAACCCGGCGGCAGGCTGCGGTAATACTCCAGGGAACCTATCCCGGAAGGATACTTCTGCCCGTCGATCTCCGGGCGCCGGCTGCACCGCTCGTGGAACGTGCAGTAGCGCAGCATATTGCGCAGGGCGTTAATCCCGGTCCATATATCGGACGTACGCGGCACGATTGCCGTGCGGAACCCCGCCTTCTGCAGCACGGCATCAAAGGAAGTCTTGGAATAATCCCGCCTGGACGCATCATGGGGAAGCAGGTGCAGGGTAATGGGGCCGTACTCCTTCTCCCTCATCCGTATCTGCCCCACGTAATAATCAATCGCCTGGTTATTCCCGGCAATGTAATCCAGCACGTAATACTTCCCGCCAATCACCTGCCAGAGCCAAATAGCCATGAAATCGCTCAATCCCAAATCCCAGGAAGCATAAATCGGGGCCACATCATCCGCTTCAAACTCGGCGGCTACCCTCCCCTCGGCCCGGAGGGTGGAAATCCACCTGCCGTAAATGGCGCCCTCCACGGAAGTCTGAAGGGCTTCTTCCGGAACCGTCGGAAACTCCTGCTTCACCTCCGGCCCGTTGGCCCTGTACTGGGTGGCATACCAAGCCTTCTGCCCCTCGGTCAACTCAATGCCGTAGCGCTTCTTTAAATCGGCAAAATACTCCCTCAAAAAATCGTCCAGCCTCGGCTCCACCCCGTCCAGGGAATACTCCCGATGCTGGAGCCAGGAGAAAAAGAAAAACCTGAAATCCAGGCTGGAAAGAGGCTTGCCCACCACCTCCATGGCCTGTTCCATCAACTGGTAGGCCAGTCCAGCCTTGCCACCCTCGTGGGTGGACTCCATCACCACCACGCTATTCTTCCCGACGGCATTCAAAGCCCCTGTCCGAATCTTCTTCGCCCGGGCCGGATCGTGCAGGGCCGTATAGGAAAACTCGGAAATGTGAAGGAACTGGAGGGTGGAACCGCGCAGGTTCGTACCCACATCCACGGAGCCGTTCGTAGACCAGGCCATGCGCTGGGTCCGGCTCTCCACCAGCGGGCAGCTCTCCTTGATCTTCTTTCCCAAGGCAGCCAATGCCCGGTCTTCCATCGTCGGATTATCCGGCAAATAATCCAGATGCTCATACGCGAAAGCGATCTTGCGCAGCTTTGCCTGTCCATCCGGAAGCGTCTTGTCGATAATCCCGCAATGCTGGTTCTTTCCGAACAGGCAAAGGTCCAGCATGTAAATGGCGCAAAACGTGGAAATCCCCAGCTGGCGCACCTTCAGGATAGTATTGCGATACCAGAGGTTATTGAAAAGCTCCTCCTGGGCCCAGTTCGGGCGGAAGCGCACCATCTGCCCGTCCTTGTCCTCAATCCAGTAAAGATGATTCAGCCTCCACCACCGGTCGGCCAGCAGCTCCTTCCAGTCAGGTCTTGTCTCAACAGGCTCTGTCATTGCGTATCAATAGCTAAAAACTCAAGGGGGCGGTCCCCGGAAACCCGGATGCCAAACTGCACGCCGCGCCGCCACAGGGAAGCGGGGAGCAATTCATGCCATCCGCGTTCCATCGTCCTGGTCTTTCCCAGCCGATCCCAGGTGGAGCCGTCATTGGAAACCTCAATTCCCGCCGGCGCCGTGTCGGAAGCAAAAAATACGCGCACGGCTGCAGCCTGCCTGTCCTTGCCCATGGACTCCACTACATCCAGCGCGTTCGTCACCACGGTAGAAGTGTAATCCCAGCTCCCTGCATCCACGAACGGGCCGTCCGGGTCAAACACCTCAATAAACCGGCCGTCCTCGCGTTCCGCAATGACGAACAGCAAATCCTCCCCGGTCCCGTTGGGCAGCACCACGGCGTTGGACATCCTGCCTTCGGTCCTGTGCCGGTGCCAGGCATGAACCTGATGCATGGAATTGTAGGTCATCAAGGCCATCGTGCCGTCCGCCAGAGTCATCACGGCACGCGGATGGGGCTTTCTCATGAAATCTCCGGAAGTAACGCCGCCGCCCTGGGCCAGCACATGATCGGCAAACACCGTCACGTCGCGGGAAACGTACCCGTCGCTTTCGTAATCGTACCCGTACTGATAGGCCCTGCCGCCACCACGCTCAATATAAAGAACTTTGTCGGTTGCCATCAGGGCCGGCACGTCGGAGGATCCCACATAACCGTGATTATCCGCCCGCGCGTTGGTGGAAGTCATCACACCCTGGCCGCCGGAAACAGCCCACTCGGCATCTGCCGTCCCCAGCAATAGCCGGCTGGACTGTGCCATCAGCCAGCAAATCCGGTTCTGCGTCGTTGTGGAAAGCGTCAAAGCCAGCGCGGAATCATCCTGTTTGCCCACCTCGAAATTATTGAGGTCATCGGTCTTGCTCAACCACACCGTCTGCGGCTGGGCCTGCGTGGCGGCCAGCACCAGGCGCTGCTGGAACACATCCACCAGAGAAGGGAACCCGTAGACGTCCCGGAACGCGGCAAAACTCCACATCAGGGACTCCCCGGACGGGGGGACGCCCTCCGGAATCGTGGACACATTGTCCCACAAGGAATACTCCGCGGAGGCCGTCAAGTCCGTTACCTCTCCCTCCAAGTGTCCTACACAAGCAGGAATCGCCGCAGAAGCCGCCGGCCACTGGATGACGCTGGAAAACGCATTGACAAAGGGGAGGTAAACCAGGTAAAAGCCATCCTCCGGAACCGTCCAGGAACCGGCAAGGGTCGTGTGCGTGGAAATGCTGTGAGAACCGCTGTTGGGGGTCCAACTTAAATACTTACCGACCATGGCGGCCTGCTCGTTGCGCTGGCCGGCGTACATCCAGATGTACCCTTTCAATTTGACGACCGTCCCTGCCGGCAAGAACCGGGTCACCCATCGGGAGCCGGTCTGCTGGTTGGCTCCGATGGAAAAATTCTCGGCGGCCACATCCCACTCGACACGGACAGTCTGCCCTTTGACCAGATCGTCCGTTGTCAGCCCTTTGGGCTTGATGACCAGGTTATCTCCATCCACGAGGACAGAACCTTGGAACGTCCAGCGGCCCTGATCCATCACCAGCGCCTTGATGGAGGGCACCCCGGACTTGGAAAAATGAGCCTTGGCGGTAGGCTCCAGGGGCAGAGAAAAGCGCAGCACGTCGCAGGTGGACACGGAAGCCGGAGCGGGCGCATCCTCCTGGACCTCCGGCTTGACGACGCCGGAAGCCACGCCGGAAAGCTCGGCCTGGCACTCGGCAGCCTCCAGGGTGCTCCCATTATTGAGGGTGATCCGAAATGTATAAAACCCGCTGGAAGGCGTGGTATAAACATCTGTCTTGCTCTCCCATAGCGTTGTGTACTGCACATCCGCAGCGGAATAAGCCGTCAGCTTGACCACCGCGCCGCGTCCCCTGTTGTAGATGTCCGCCCCCAGGTTCACGTCAAATTTTGCTCCTGCAGGAAGGTAAACCGTCCGCATCCCGCGGGCGTCCAGGGCAATGCGCCCGGTCTTGCGTGGCTCCGTCCACCCAAAGCGGACCGTCTGCCCGTCGGCGAGATCATCCGCAGGAATCCCCCTGGGCGTCACATCAATGCCGGCCTTGCCAAGCGTCAGCACGGCGGAAGCTCCCGTCATCTCCACATCATCCACCCACACGCGGCTTGCCTTGATGGAGGATGCCGTACTTGTCAGGTAATGCCGCAGCGTCGGAGTTGCCGGAATCGTGAACCGCTGCACGGTGGCCGGACGGGCGCCGGAACGCAGCTGCAGCACCACGTCCTTGCGGTAGGCGTCCACCACCAGCTTATTGCCGCAGGCGTTAGCGGGGAACCCCTGGCTGGGGTCGGAAGCGTTGGAAAGCTGGGACTCATAGAGCATCAGGCGCAGGTAGCATTCTTCGCCCGCCTCGTCCCCGGTAATCTGTAAATTGGATGCCGCTCCAATCCTGGAAGTGGAGGAACCGAGCAGCTGCCAGTCCTCTTCCGGATAGCGGCGCTCTATAGCGTAGGTTCCGTACCATTCTTTATTGCACCAGAACTTCCACGTGCCCTTGCAGGTAATCGTGTTGGAATGGCAAATGACACCCTTGTGGAAATGGTCCGGGTAATCCGCCGGAGAGGTGAGGCCGTCCACGTAGTGGGTTGCCCCGTTGAAATCCTTGTCGCATGTCCACCAGGACCAGTAACTCCCCTCATTCACGCACAGCTTCTTGCCGGCGGTGAAGGCACTGGCCGTGGTAAAAGCCTTGGCAATCACCCAGCCCTGGCGGATGACCGCCCCTGTACTGTACCCGGTCTGCTGGGGCACCGTCACCTGGATGCGCATCACGTCCCCTTCGTTGGTGACGGCATCGGGATCCTCGGAATGATCACCGAAAGAAATCCTGTAGCATCCGTCATC